AAAGCGCTTCGAGATTGTCCCACGAAAGCGCAATGTTCGGATCGTTTACGTTCTGTTTAGTCAAGTATGTTTTGTGATGTGCTATCTTTGCAACAACGGGATTGTGCGGCGTAGAACAACGTTCGCATAAGTAGCCCTTCGATTGCAAGAAGGCATCGCGGCAAGCGTGCCACGCTTCGCTGTTATAGAACTGCTCTGCCCACGGCTTCATACTCGCACCTTCCTTTCCCGTGCATAATAAAAGCGCCCTTCCGGATTGCTCCGAAAAGGCGCTATTCGCGCGTATGTGTATTGCGTAAGAATTCATCGTAAACAGTATAGCATATAAATATACCCCGTTCCACCCCTCGATATTGTCGCGATATTGTCACTTATTCGCCCGCCTTGTGCCTGTACGTCGCCGCGCTCACCGCCGCCGCGATCCCGAATACGCATACCGCCATATCGTTTACGATCTTGTTACGCCATCTGCACGCGGTCTTTACGCCTTTCAGAACGCCCGCTTCTTCAAGGTCAAAGGCTAATTCCTCCCACGTGTAGGGCTTGCCGCTCTCGCGCGGTCTGCCTTCGTAGTCCTCGCCGAAGTAGTACATACGAACAACCGTGAATTCCTTGCGATCGCGGTAAAGGTTTATAGCCCTCTCCAATCGCTCGAAGCCGTACTTCGTTTCCCGATACTGCCGCCTTTTTTCTTCCCGCATTTCCTCGACAATATCGGCTTCGGTTTTCTGCTCGTAGTATCCCGCGCTTTTACTGCCCGCCGCGAAGGTCTTTCGCCCTGCGTGATACTCCACTTCGCAATAGCCTTCTTCATCAGCGACAAGCGCCGCCAGCTTCTTGTAGTTATACAAAAGCGTTTCCATAGCCTTGAAGTAATTGACATAAGCGCACGCCGTGTTTCTGTATGCTTCATAAGCACCCGCGCGGGCGGCTTCGTTGATTGCTTCGCGCAACTCTTCGGAAATGCCCGTTTTTTTCTTCGCCATTTTCAGCCCTCCGTTTCTCGCCGTAGATAGTCGATAATTACGTCTGCGGCTTCCTGCCATCCCTTGCAGATCGCCGCCGCGTAACCCTGTTTCAAAAGCCCGTTGATCCAGCGCACCTGTTCTTCGCCGATCCTTCCGCCGCGCTGTCGTTTAAGCTCAATGTAAAGCCCGTGATTTCCACCGCGCGCAACGGGAAGGCATAGATCGGGAACGCCGGATTTTACGCCCTGCGCCCGAAGGCGCGCCGCTTCGATTTTGTTTCGGCTTCCGCCGTTCGGAACGTGATACAAAAGCGCCAATTCCGGAAAGCGCCCCGATTGAAGCGCCGCCCATTCAAAAAGCGCAATTTGTTCTTCGGCTTCCGTAGGAACGGGAAGGGGAAGCGCGCTATTTTTCCGCATTTTGCTTCACCTCCCAATCCTCGAAGAAGAAAAAGGGCTTGTTCTGCGCGATCGCTTCGCCGAACTCGTATTTTGCGCCTTTGCTCTCTTTCCAGTCCGGAAGGAAACAGATTTCGGCGCATTCGGTCAGCATTGCGCCCGACATTCGCATATAGGCTTCCCACGTGAAGCCCTCCGAAGGCAGTAACGCCGGATTGACGACAATAAAGCCGCCGTCCTCCAGCTTCTTCTGCGCTTCATAGAATTTTGAGCGGTAGAACGGATCGCCCGTGATCTTCCCCGCAAGGTAAAGCGTCTTTTTCTGCATTGTGTTTCCTCCCTTCGTCAAAACAGCGTCGTTTGCGCCGCCTTTTCCTGTTCCTCCAGCAGATCAAACAGGCGCATTTGCGCTTTTTCTTCTTCAAGCCGCCTGTTTGCCGCCGTGTAATATTTCTCGTTGATTTCAAACCCGACATAATCAAGCCCGCCGATCCGCTGGCAAGCGACAAGGGAACTTGCGCTTCCGGCGTGCGTGTCCAAAATCTTCATACCTTTTCGGGCAAACAGGGACAAAACCCATTCATACAGCTTCACGGGCTTTTGCGTAGGGTGGATCGTCCCTTCTCTCTGTAATTCAACGCGGTTCAAGGTAAAAATCCGTGTCGGCGTGTCGAAGCTGGTATAAGCAAGTTCGCAATCGGACATTGAAAGCCCGCGTTGTCCCTTATCCCATATAAGCCAGCCTTTATGCGCCTGTTTCAGCATCGGAACAAAGTAATTCCCGCCCCATATAACTTGATTTCTGGATACCCGTTCAAGCTCTCTGAAATATTCTTCGGTCGGCGGCTTGCTGTCCCATCCTTCCCGCGAATGCTCTTTCCGGTTATGCTTCGGATTTCTGCAAACCCGTTTCCGTTGTCCGTCAATTCCGATCCCGTAAGGCGGATCGACGATCGCAAGGTCGAAGAAGCCGTCCGGAAACTCCCGCATTCCCTGCATACAGTCCAGATTGTAAAGCCTGTTCAAGTCAAGCAATGCCGATCACCCCTTTCTTTGTCTTTTTCTCCCACCCCTCCGCCCCTCCCGCTGGGAGGGGGACAGGCTCAAAGGAATAAACCCCGCGCCGATCCGTTATGCACATTTCCCCACTTGTCATTGTGGAAAAGGGAAGCCGCCTTGATAGATTTTCTTTCCCCGTCGCCGCCCTGTTCCTATCACTCACGGATCACCCTGTCAAGGTCAAGCGGCTTCGCCGTGCTTCGCAACCTTGACGGGCTGATCCGTTCGTGATCTCTGATAAACAGGCGACGGGGAATAAACGAAAATCTATCTTCAAGGCTTCTTCCTGATCGAAGCTGTGCTTCGTCGCCAAACGTTACACATTTACAAGGCTTTATAAATGCCGATCCGAAATCAGCTTTCACCGTCCTTCGCCGCGCGCTTCCGTTTTCGCTTCGGCGGCTCCAGCACATACTTAAAATAAAGGTATCCGTACTTCGTACTTTTCGTTTCTACTAATATGTATCCCTTCGGCGGGCGCGGCGGCTTGCTCTCCGTGTAAACCCTCTTTGCAACGGTCGGCGTTTCCCGTTCCGGCTTGCGCGCGTTGCGCGTCTGCTTCCAACGGTGTCCGCCTTGCTCCGGTGTCCAATGGTCGAAAAGATAATTCGCCAGCCCTGTGTAATCCTGCCCGTGATCTACGCCGTCATAATAATTGTGTTCGCGCAAGTGATTGATCCGGACGATACTTCCGTAAATCCATTGCTTCTTGATCGCTTCTTCCGGCACGCCGTCCGAAAGCATATGCGCGTGAATGCGGTTCGTGTTCTTGCCGCGCCCCAAATAAATGAAGATCACGGCATCGGGAAAGGCATATTTCAGCCGCCGCACGAATAGATCACGTATGCGCTTCGCTTCCTTGAAGGTATGTACTTCGTTTTCGTCGTCCAGCGTCAGCGTGCTATATAATGAACGCGGGGAAAAGTTTTCGTTAACCAGCCGCGCGTGTTTCCTCCTTGAAATTCCGATCCTGTGTTGTTCTCGTTCTTCTTCCGTCTTGAAGCGCGGGCGCGGTTCAGCCTTCTTTATATCGGTAAGCCTGTCCGATATGTTGAAAACCTCCTGTTCGCACACAACGCCCGAAAATATCCTTCTTTTTACCCTTTGCATACGTCAAGCCGCCTTCCTTTGACAAAAAGCCGCTTTCGTGCTATACTATCTAATGTATTGAATAGCCTTATACGGCAACCCCGAACGGGGAAGAACCGTCCTGTACGCCCATACAGGACGGTTCTTTTTTTATTTATCCATTGTTCAGCCCTTCGCCCTGCACGAACTCTTCGCATTGCGGTTCTTCGCAAGGCTTGAAGCGCATTCCATTTTCGCACCCCACGCACGGGAAAGGGCGCACCCCGTCCGGCGTGAACCCTTCGCGGATTTTATCGCACTCTTCCAGCCGCGCGCATTGATCGCACCAGCATTTCCTGCAATCCGCAATTTCCGTTTTCACGGAACGTTCCTGTTCCGCTTCCTTTTTCCTAATCTCTCGGATCGCGGTTTCTTCCTGCATAACGTCGTAAGCGTCCATTCCGGCTTGAAATCCTCTAAAAAGCGCCGCGAACATAAACCCCAGCGCCGCGCCCGCTTCTTCCAGCGCTTCCGCGTCCAGTTTAATTTCGCTCATTCCCATTTCTCCTTTGCATATCCGCGTTGTGGCTGTATCCGGTGTTCTTCTTCGCGCCGCGTCTGCCGCAAGTGCGGAAGATCGCGACGATCACACAATAGACAACCAAAACCGCCGCCGCAATGCAGATAATCCCGCAAAGCAGGAAGAAGGCGTTTTGCATAAAATCAAACATCGTCATTGATAACCACTTTCCTTCCTTCCATTACGCCAGCTTCCTTCAACCGCTTGCGTAAATGCTTTTGCTGTGCAAGGATCGAAAGGGCGCGGCGCTCGTTTTGCCTGTACTGCTTCGCAATATCCCGTATATCCTCGCTTTGATAGTAGCCAGCGCCGTCCTGCGCGTTAATGATAATCGCGCCCTTGCGCCTTGCCTGTTCAATCTCTTCTCGTATCTTCCGATCCGGCAAGCCCGTTACCGCGCGAAGGTGTGCGCGCGTTACCGCGTTTTCCTTGCCGATCGGTATATAGTCCGTAATGCTTGCCACCCGCATTTCTGTTACCTTCCTTCCCCGAATACCTCTTCCGGCTTGATATTCCACGCCGCCGCAATATGCTTCATTATATCGACGGCTTCGGCGCGTTTCCTTTCGTCCCCGTCAAGGTAGGATTTCAAGATTTCAGATTTCAGAACACAAAGCGGGCGAACGCCCCTGAGCCCGCGGTAAGCGTTGACGTTGCTCAGCGAGCCGACGGAATTGACGTAGCGGACGAACGGATTTTTCGGGCTGTCCGGTGTCGCCGTCCACCACCAAGTGTTCGGAAGTTCCGGAATGTTGCCGCGAAGAAGCCTGTATTCGTCGCACGTGATAAGCCCGACGCGGACGCGATCGCCGCCGTAGTCTTTCAAGCCGTCGTCGGCGGTCAAGTCCACGTTGAAATACTCGAACATTGCTTCCGGCGCGCCCGCCGCGATCAACTTGTGCAAGAATTCACCGTTCAATAACTCGCGAATATCAGACGCGGCAAAATCGTTCCTGTTCTGCGCGTCGAAAGCGCCTTCGCCAACGCACTCCGAAGCAATGCACTTCACCCAGCTTTCGGCGGTCTGAATGATCGTGAAGGCGATCCCGCCGATCGTGATTTCCTGCTTCGGCTCGAAGCCGTGTTTGTTTTCCGTCATATCGAAAAGCCCCTTTCTTTCTTCGGGCGGTTTTCCCGCTCGATCAATGATCCTGTTAATGTACCAAATAGCCTTTTGTAAATCTTCTTCGCCGTTCTTCCGCTTCCAGCGCCATAAGTATTTGATCGCGTTTGCCGTGCAGAAGGCTTCTATCCCTTCAAGCCCGATCGTCGCCGCTTCCAGCGCGTCGATACACTCGATCCCGCCCGCGTTGTAGTGCGCTGGGTGGTTTACCCGCCCCCCCGCCATTATCAACACTTCTTCCCGCCGTGCCTGTAAGGGCGCGTTTTGTTGAACTCGTGCTTCTGCGTAATAGCCGCGTCAATGTCAATTCCGGCATACCCGCAATAATCGAAAATGCGGATAATCACGTCTGCAAGCTCGATCGGTATTCCTTCCGGCTTGCCGCCGTTTCCGGTGTAAACCTCCGTAGGCAAGCGCCCGTTGCGGTATTCCTCCAGCGCTTCGGATACCTCCGAATGAATAAGCGCGATAATTTCCGGAAAGCCGCGCTTTTCGTCCCACCAGCCGTGTTCGACGGCGTTTTCGTGAATTTGCCTTGCAACCTCGTTAATTCCGATCATTGTTTGCGCTCCTTTCTTCGTCGCTGTCGGTTTCCTCCGCGTCCCTCTGGCAATCGCACGTTTCCCCGTTGTCAAGGTGTGCGCCGCAATGGTCGCATACTTTGTATTTCATTTCTTCGTTACCTCCGTTCTTTGGAATAATAAGACGGCGCAAGCCGTCCGCGCATAGTGTCAAGCCGTGTTCGCGAAGGTAGGCGCGTCGGCGTTCTGCTTCCGCCGCTTCCCAGCCGCAAGTAGGGCATTCGGAAGCGTTGCATTTCTGAACCTCCTTCGGATTGATACCTAAAAGGCAGATATATTCGCTTTTCTCACTCATTTTTCACCCGCTCCCCGTTATAGATAACTACCATAGAAGGGAAGGGCGCTGGATCGGCGGCGTTGCCGTCGTCGTCCGTGAAGCGAAGCCGCCCGCGAACGAACCGGATTTCCGCCTTCCCGTATATGTAATCGTGAAAATACGCCGTATCCGTCCGCGCTGGGATAAGCAGTACAACGGCGTACCCCCCCCCGCGTGCTTCTTCGTATGCCTTCTTTACCCACTTGCCGATTTCGCGCCCGTAGGGCGGATTGCAGAAAACCGCGCCGCCGCAATCCCAACTTTGCGAAAGCCCGTCCGTTTCCGGCGTGTAGTAAAGCGGGCATTTTGCCGTTTTGTCGGTCGCCGCCGCGTCAAGCACAAAGCCGAATTCCTCGTTCAGACGGTCGAAGAAGTCTTGCGGCGTACACCAATCCATTTTCTTTGAAGATAGAAGCGCACTATTCACCGCCGCCGCCCTCCTTTTCGTCGGAATAAACGCGGACAACCGCCGCAACCTGTTCAAAGTCCAGATACACGGGCTTGTTTTCCGTAATCCCTTCAATGTTGTATCCGGTCGCTTGTCCGAAGCCGTTTTTCGTAATCGTAAACTTGTCGCACTTGATAGCGAATTCCGAACCGCTCTTCAAAATAACGCGCATCGTCATTTTAGGCATTGTCCGCCACCTCGCTTTCGCCCTCGACAATCTCGCCCGTAGCGGGATCGACGTTCAAGGAAAATTGTTCCGGCTCTGCGGCGCGCGCCAGCGCCTTCTCCCGCTCCCGAAGATCAAGGGAAAGCGCGCATTGCTCCGTAAGTCGCTTCAAATTGTCTACGAACTGCTGGCTAATCACGTCATACGGCATAATCACCGCTTGAAGCAGGAAGCCCGCCTTCGCCACAATGTATGGTGTCCCGCCGGGCGTGATCCGCTCGTATAGCTCCAGCACGTCCAGAATATCGGATACGGGCGAAAGGTAGCGGCTTTCGATAAACACAAGCCCGCGCCGCGTCTGCAACGGCTTCAAGGTCTTTCCGGAATATGCGATCGAAATTGCTTCCCGCTCGACGGGCTTTTCGTTTGCGTCCATATCCTCGAAGCTGATTTCCGAAGGAATGCCCACTACTTGAACGAACCAATCTTCCCGCTGTTTTTCCGGAACGTCGAAGATCGTTAAAAGGCTTTCTTTATCCAGCGCCGGAAGCCCTGTTACCGGATAAGCCGCCGCGCCGTCGCCTATGTACTGAATAACGCCGCCGCTTTCGCCGTATCGCTCATAGATAACGGCATATTTGTTTTTCTTGCAGATCGCCGCGATATTTTTAATCTTCATCTTCCGCCACCTCGCTTTCGTCTGCGTCGTCCCGCTCCGTAATCGGCGGAAGGTCAACGCGGGGAAAACGTACCGCAAGCGCGATTTGACAACCGCAACGCGGACAATCCATAGCGCTGAACTGTAAAGGCGGTTTTGTCAGCGCGTCCACAAACGCGCGCGGTTCCTCTGCAATGTAGATTTCTTCTTTTGTCGGCGTTGCGCGGTATCCGCAAACGCCGCACGTCTGTTTTCTTGTAAACATATTGAATAGCCCCTTTCCGGTTAATATCTGCCGTAAACCCGAACAACGGTGAAGGGCTTGTCCGCCTTCGTCGCCGTTACGATTGCCGAAGTCATAAAGGATACGCGCAAGAAGTCCCGCGCCGCCCGCTTTGCAAGCCTCCACGTAATCATTCGGGCGTTAGGTTCCTGTATTGCGTCGCCGTCCAGCGGATACTCGCAAATAAGAACCGTATTTCCGAAAGGTCGCCGCGCTGGGCGTTCCTTCATAAATTCTTTGTTGCCCTCTTTGCACTTCACAATTTCAAGCGCCTTCGGGAACTGCCAGCCGCCGTCCTGCTTCTTCTCTTTTGTCATAGTGTTGCGCTTCCTTTCTTTGCCATTTATACGCCTTGCGGGAATTGAACCCGCTCCCGTTCGGTTCGGCTCCGAACGCTCTTTCCGTTGAGCTAAAAGCGTATATTCGTAGTCCTTAACATTCATACGGATTTTTCAAGCTCCAATCCCACGTTTCAGCATCTTTCCAGCCGATCGTGAAATGATTGTTCCGCCCGTCCCCTGTGAAGTACAGGTATTCAGCCGGAAGGACGCGCCCGACGTTTTCTTTTCCGCTCTTCTCCGCGTGATAGCGTTTCAGCACGTCAGCCGCCAGCGTCGCAAGCTCCGGAAGAACGGGATAATCCGCCGAATATCCGGCGAACTGATACGGCGCTTCTAAAACCTCCAGCACGGTATCCGGAAAGCGGGGATCGTCAACACGGTTCAGCACGCACCAAACGCACGCGGCTTTTTCCATATCCGAAGCGATCCCGCGCGCTTCCCCGTAAAGCATCTTTGCAAGCGCTTCAACCTCCGCCGCGTCCGGTATGTATTCCGGCTCTTCCTCTTCCGGCGCAAGCGTCAGGATCGGGGAAGGGGATATGATCGGCGAAGGTTCCGCCGACAAACGCGGCATTTCCTCCGCCGCATTCGTCCCGCTCCACGGCATAAAGGCGGCAAACGGGATCGCGACGATCACCAGCGAAAGAACCGCCGCGAACTGCCTTTGTTTCCTCTTCACATTGCCACCCCGCTGTCCGCTTCAAGGGATAGCCACCATTCGGGATTATTCCGGAAGCGCTCATTCCTGCAAGCGTCGCAATTCTCCGCCCCGCACCCGCTACAATATCGCTTTTGAAACTCCATATCCCACGGCGCTTCGATAATCGGAAGGGAACGCAAGAACCGCCCCAGCTCCTGCGCGCCCGCCGTGATTGCTTCAAAGTTCGTTTTGCCCATATTGAATAGCCCTCCTTGCTCTTATCCCTCAATCCCGATATAAAGCACGTTTTCGTCCGCTCGAAGCTCCGTCACCTTGCAATTTTCGTATTTGTGCATTTCGTCACGGGCGAAATCTTTATAAAGTCCCTTGTAAATCCGCTCTTTCGTGTATCCATCTTCCCTAATATAGATGTTTACGTTTGTCATTCCACCGATCACATATCCGATCGTTTGCAATGCGACGTGATTTGCGATCCTCTTCATTCTCATATTGAATAGCCTTCCTTTCGTTACTGATTTGCGGCGCGTCTTTTGCCCCTGCGCCTAATGTTTTCAAGTGCTGTCGTCTGTGCAAGATCGGCGCTGTAAACAGGACGCTTGTTTTCGTCAAGCTCTCCCGTGTATCCGCGTTTAAGCTCTTCGTAAATAGCGGCAACGCTTCTTCCGATCTTCGCGGCAATATCCACCGCGCGTTCGCCGTCGCTGTAAAGTGCTTCGATTTCGCGGCGCTGATCGAACGTCAAATACGAATATCCGTCCATTTCGCAAGCCTCCTTTCGCCGTCCGGATAAAAAAATAAAGCAGGAAAACCCGTTTCGGTTTTCTCTGCTTTTAATGTTACTCCGTACATTCGCAAAAGTCAAGAGTAAAAGCAGAAAAAACTAAAAAATTTTTTAAGCGGCGGCAAGGTGGGCGGAAAACAGGTCGTTTGAACTCGCAAAGCCCAAAATTTCGCGCGGATAATTGTTGATCCAAGTTTCGACGCGAAGGATATATGCGGCGGTTACTTTCCGGAAGTCTGTTCCTTTCGGCAAGAACCGCCGTATCATTTTATTGATATTCTCATTCGTTCCCCGCTCGAACGCGCTATAAGGGTGGCAATAATAAGCCTTCGTGCGTTTCCGGTTCTTCCCGTAGATTGATTTTTCAATTCCGGCGCAATCCGCAAATTCCGATCCGTTGTCAAACGTAATGCTTTTGAATATCTTTGAAAAGCGTTTCCCGTATCGGCGTTCCAGCTTGTTCAACGCCGCCACAATGCTGGCGGCTGTTTGATCCGGTATCTTCATAATGATTTCTTGCCGCATCAGCCGCTCCGAAAGGACGAATAACGCTTGCTTCGTTTTTTTCTTCCCGCAAACGCAATCGCCTTCCCAATGCCCGAAGGTTTTTCGTTCGTCAACCTCCGGATCGCGTTGTTCTATACTTTCGCCCGCCGACGTGCGGGCGGCTTTCTTCCGTTCCACTTTTTCATATTTCCGCTTCCGTTTTCCTTTCTCCGGTAAGCTCTCGCGGCTGATCCCGTAGAATATGCCTTTGTCGATATAATTATAAATCGTCTTTTCGCTGATCTGCGTCTTGAAGGTCAGCCCCAGCCGTTTGATTTCCCCTAATACGGCGGCGGGGGAGAACCCTTCTTCGCCGATCTTCTTTTCGATGAATGCGGCTAATTCGTAATCGCTTCCGATCTTCAATTCTCCGCCTTTTGCCGCAAGGTTTTCACGGTATCGGGCTTCGGCGATCTCCGGCGAATAGCGTTCTTCCGTCGTTAAGTCAGAATTCAAATGCGTATAGGTTCCGCGCTTTAACTCCCTGTAAATCGTCGTATTATGGACGTGCAAACGGTCGGCAATTTTGCAGGGCTTCAAGCCCTCTTTTAACGCCTTTTCGATTTTAAGGCGATCCGTCCACGTTAAATGCTTGTGCATTCTCTTTCCTCCTTCCTCCGAAAGAAAAAGGGCGGCATACCCTGCCGCCCTCCGAAGCTCCGCTTTATTCCGCCAAGAATTCTTCAATCGCTTTCTTGATAACTTGCGCCTGCGCCGTTCCTGTTGCGGCGCATTTTTCTTTGAATGCTTCCGCCATCTCCTTCGGAACGCGAACGATAATCGAACCGTATACGCGGCTGTTATATCGGTTCTTCACCGCCGACGAAGTTTTCGTTTTCCTTTTCTCCGCCATCCTTTTCACCTCTAAAACAATTCTTCCGCTTGAACGTAGGCGCGCAATTCCTCTTCATCGGCGCAAATATCCTTCGGAACTTTGTATTCCACGGATAGCCCGCCGATCTTGCAGGACAGCACCCAGCATTCGCGGCGCTCTTCGATCGAATATTCCCTTGTGTCTTTGCGAATAATAATCATATTCCGCCCCTTTCTGCCCGCTCCGTTGACAACGGCGGGCAATATATATTATAATAGGGCTTACGGGAAGGGCGGTTTCCCGCCCGTTCCCTGCCTATGAAAGCTATTTGCTTTCTTTGGGATTTGAAGCCTTGCCGGATTTTTGCTTCTTCAAAGTGATTTTGATAACAACGCTTTCCACCGCTTCGTTATTCTCAATCGCTTTTGAAAGCTCCTGCAAGGCTTTTCCTATATCCTGCGCCATTTCTTCACCCCCTTTCTATGCTTTTATTGTAACATACTTATTGCAGTATGTCAATAGATTTCCCGAAATAAACAAGAAAAAATCATAAAAACAAGGCGACGGGCTATCCCGTCGCCTTTATTCGTCCTCTAAAAGCCAATCAACCGAAACGCCCAGCACCTTTGCGAATATCTTTAATTCAAAGTCGGATACAAAGCGCGTTCCGATCTCTATTCGGCTTATGCTGTCCCGCTCCATATTAACGCCCTGCGTCTGTATCTTTGCGGCTAAATCCTCTTGCCGCAAACGCTGGATCACCCGCGCTTGCCGCACTCGTTCGCCGCAAATATTCTTTTTCCCGTTATAGTCGTATATCTTCATATCGTGTGCGATCCCTCTTCATTCTGATTATTTGCAAACGGCGTGTAAATATTCCGCTTTATTCTTGATTTTAGCGCGCGGAAGCCGTATAATTGTGTTAAAGGTCAGAATGGGCGTTTCCAGCCTAAAAAATTTACAATTATCAGGGGAGGTATTCACGATGAAGAAGCCTGTTATCTTGTGGATCGTTGCCGCTTTGTTCCTGTTTTGCTCTTTCCCGTTTTTCGGTCAAGGGAATATCGGCGCGGGCGTTACCGGAATAGCGATCGCCGCCGCGCTGGGCGTGTTCGGATACGTAACAATGAAGAGGGCGCAAGCCGCCGCCGAAGCCGAACGTAAGAGGGCGGAAGAGGAAGCGCGAAGGAAGGCGGCGGAAGAAACGCGCCGGAAGGAATATGCGGAAACGCACGAATTTCTAACGTGTCCCGTTTCTGGCGTTACGTTTGACAGCCGCCAGCGCGTTCTCACTTCTCTTTACAGGGACAGCGAAGGCGTAGGGATAGACGGATCGCTTGAAGCGTGCGAATACGAAGGCGCGCCAGCCGTCAGCGTGTTTGCCGAAGGGGATATGATAGGATATATCCGGAAAAGCGATCTTCGCAAGGTTCTTCCGATCCTCGAACGTGTCGAAGATGTTACAATAACGATCGACAACTTCGACGACGGCGGAAGTAAAGTCTACAACGCGGAAGCCCGCATCGTTTACCATATTTGAAGCCAACAAAAAAAGCCCCGCGAAGGCGTGTAGCCCTCGCGGGGAATTTTTTATCGACGGGATAGCCCGCCGCCGAAAGCCGCTTCGCGGAAGGAGGAAACGCGGGCGGCGTTGTCGGTGTTAGTCGTTTTCTTCGCCTTCCGCTTCGATCAGCCCGATATACTCCGGAAGATTGAAAACGGCGGCTTCGATCAGTTTATCCAAGCTGTCGGGATCAATGGTAAAGCCCTTTTCCTGCAAGAACTGCACGACATAGGCTTTCTTTTCTGCGCCGCGCCCGCTTCCCACGTAAAGCTGTTCGGCGGCTTCTACGGCAACCGTTACCCACAATTCGATCTTCTCCAGCTTGTCCGCGTCGATTTTCCCTTTCAGCCACGGGATCACGAACGCGGTAATAACTGCCGCGACAAGCGCGATAATTGCTTCCATAATGGGTGTAAGATCAATCATTTATAAAACCTCGCTTTCGTCTGTTTCCGTTTCCGGTTCGATTTCTTCTTTTTTCTTCACTCTTGCGACAATGATTTCCGATACACGTTTCAGCATAAGCGCGCCGCACTCGATCACAACGGCGGAAAAGTAGTACGTAATCAGCGTTGTTTGTTCAATCCCCGTAATGAGGAAAGAAACATACTGCGCCGCAATGAAGATCGCCGTTGTAATTCCGATCGCGACAATAACTTTTGTTGCGAAACGTTCGTCCGCAAGAAACTTCTTTTGACGCTTTCCGCGCCTTGAACGCTTCCCCATATTTCCCCCTTCCATAGATTGCACGAAATCGCACGGCGTGCGATCCGATAACGCGCGCGTGCGATCCGTGTGTTAAACAAGCGTCAGATCGGACAGCTTCACCGCCGCGACAACCACGCCGCCGTATGTAATCACGGCGCGATCTCCGCTGATTTCCTTTACGACGTGATCGCGGTTATACACGAAGGAAGCAAGGCTTTTCCCGTCGTAGGTTTTTGCGCCCTGCTTCAAGCGCACTTTGCTTCCCACCTTCACGGAAGCCGCCGTGCCGCCGCTTCCGGTCGTAATAAAAGCGTCAGAATATCCCGCCGCTTTCAGCTTTGCAAGCATAGCGTCGGCGTTTGCCTTCTTGCTGAACGCACCCACCTGTACTTTGTAATAGCCGCCCGTATTCACGACGTAGGTATCGAAACCAGCCGCCTTCAATTTCTTTTCCAGCGCCTGTGCGTTCGATTTCTGCTTGAAAGCGCCTGTCTGCACTTTGTAAAGCGTACCCGCTCCGGAAGAAGGCGTTTCCGGCTCCGCCGGGGAAGCCCCCAGCCTTTTGTTTACCTCCGCCGCGATTTCCGCTTGCCTTTCATACAGGTAAGTGCCTGGGCAAGATTTGTTCGCGTAATCTCTGTGAACTGTCATATTGCACCCGTTCAAATGATTTACGCGGGTATTCTTGTTTGTACTCCAAACAAGTTTCTTGATCCCGTTGCGGCGGCAAATATCCGTTACAAGGTCAAGAAGGGCGGCGTATGCTTTATCGTTTACCGCGTAAGGTTCGGTGGCGTCGCTTGCAACCTCGATCGTAATTGCGCGGTTATCGTTTGCGGCACTCGAACTGCACCACGAACGATCCTTTTCTTCGCAATACATACCGAAGCGCCCGTCGTATCCGATCCCGTAATTACTGGACGCTTGACGCGAAGATGGCGCGAAGATAGCGCCCAGCGTTTCAACGGAACATTGCCCGACGACGCAATGAATTGTAATTGTGTCGATTTTGTTCTTTCGCGGGCTTGTCCTGTTCGGTGAAATTTTCGTGTAATCTACCAGCGCGCTGTTACTCATCTTCATCATCTCCTTTCCCGTCGCCCGCGCAAAATCCCGCCACGGTGTCAAGGTCTACAACGTCGCCTTCTTCGTCGTAGATCAGCCCTGTTTCTTCGTCGTAGTTAAGCCCGCCGACGTAGGGCAGATCGTCGTCGATCTCTTTGTTGTAATAGCGCATATTCAACACGGGCTTTTCCTGTTTGTTTTTCATTTTGATACCTCCTAAAATTAAGAACGGGAACGGCTCATTCGTGAACCGCTCCCGTTCTGTTTTACTTGCTGATTTGCTGTTCGATATGGTCAATTCGTTTGTGTGCCTGTTTCGCCGACGCTTCAACCGAAACAAGCCTTCCGACGAAATCCGTATTTGTCTTTCGCTGTTCGCGCTGTTCTGCCTTCACGTCGTCGATACCGCCTTTGATGTACCCCAGCTCCGTTAAGATCGTCGCGTCGCTTTTCGCTTCCTTCGTTTTGTCGCTGTCCCTGTTGCGAACGAAAGCGATATACCCGAACACGATTGCACAAACGGAACTGATAACGGAAACGGCGGACAAAATTCCTTCCGTCATTTTCAGCCCTCCTTTTTCCCTTTGTTTACCTTTTCCCATTGCCACAAGGAAGGTGTATCTGGCGGATATACGCAATTCGGCATATCGGCTTTTGCAAGGTAGATTTTCCCCTTGTAACTGTAATACTTCCCGTTTTCGACGTTCACGACAATTCCCGCCGTTTCCGGATAGGGGATCGGATCGTCAATCGTCCCCGTGTGCGTAAGTTCGATAAGGCGGTAATATGCGAAGGTCGTTTCGACGGGATAGGCAACGCCGTTCGACGTATGCGCCGCGATAACCTCGTAATAACGCCCGTTGTATTTGAGGATTTCCCCAACTGTGTTATAGCTGTGCGCGTCCTCCCACTCCGGATAGTCGATCACTTCCGCCGATTGCAGGATCATTTCATCGGAAATCGCGTCCGTTCCCGCCGCGCGATCCTGCACGATTTGCGCTTTGAAGGACATTGCAAGAAGGGCGGCGGTACTTTCGCCCGCCGCCTTTAAGTCTTGAATATCTTTTTTCATTGCGGCGTTGCCGCCGCCAGCGTTGTTGTTCTTCTTCTTGTTATGCTTGACGCTCATTCAAAATTACCTCCGATCCCCGATACCCAGCACGCCGTCAGCGCGTCGCCGCGTGTTACGGTAACGCGGACATTCAAGCCGAATTGCGTTGCCGTGTTTACGTTGTTTTCAAAGACGTGCGCCAGCCCCGAAATTACCGCGTTCGTGCAATCCTCCCATACGGGCTGAACGTCGTATGGATTGTTGCACGCTTCAACCTTGAACGTGCCGCCAGCGGGAATATCCCTGTTCACATTGATATTGCACCGCGTCGGCTGGCTCTCCGCTTCCAGCGGCTCCGTAAGGGTAATAACAAAGCTGTTGATCGCCTTCGTGAACGTAAGCGTTCTTGTCGCGCTGTTTCCTGCGCTGTCGGTCGCCGTGATCGTGATTGTGTGCTGGGCGTTCGTAAGCCCCGTGAAGGTGTTTCCGCTCACGGAAAGGGTAAGCGTTTCGCCCAGCGTTACGTTGTTCCTTGTGTTGATCGTGCTTCCGTCGATTTTCTCTACGACGTTTACAACGTCGTTATCCGGATCGGTAACGCTGTATTCGTAGGTGAAATCCGCGCGCTTCACGCCAAGATCGGCGTTCTGCCCGCTGATAACGGGCGGCTGATTGTGAATTACGGGGATTGATCCGCTTGTGGTGTAGGCGGAAGAATTGCCCGCCGTGTCAACCGCCTTCACGCGGTATTGCAGGGTGTTCCACGCCGTCGATACCATTTCCGCAAACGTGCGGGCGGCGGAACTCTGAACCTGTGTCCACGCGCCGCTGTTCGCGCTTCGCTCGAAAACGTAGGTCAGCGCGTCGCCGTCCGGATCGGTCGCTTCCGCGCAAGAAATGTTGATGTTCTGCCCGCTGTACGCGCTTTCCGGCGCGGTAATGCTGGGCGGCGCGGAAGGCGCGGCGTTGTAGATGATTTCATAGTTCCCGCTTGCATTCGGGCTGTCAGATACCAAGATTGAAGATTTCAGATTACAAAGCGGGCGAACGCCCCTGTCCCCGTAGTAAGCGTAGTAGTGGCGCAGCGCGCCGTCGGAATAGACGAGGCGGACGCTGCTGGCGAGCGACGAAGAAGGCGTGCGAAGCCACCAATACCAGCCCTTCGACGTTGAAAAATTGCTGTTTGAGTATTCCGAACTGTTTACGCATTCCGCCGTAGGATAGGCAATTCGGGAAGCGTTGTTGCTGAACAAAGCAAGAAGGGAACCTTCTGCAATGCCGTTTTCGTTCGCAAGCCCCACTTCTGTGGTGGACGCAAGAAACATTTTCGCGGTGAAGGTTTCATAGCTCCCGCCGTCCGTCGAAGATTTTACGACGGTAAGCGTTGTGTTTTGAAGCTCCGCTACGAAGTCCGGATCAAGCATTGCAAGGAAGCCCGCCCAAGCGTCGTATTCGTTGTAATTATCCCATACGTTCGCGTTTGTCGGCGGCGCGTCGGCGCTGTGCTTCGCGCTGTACCAATTTCCCGCCGTCGCATTGCTGTTCAGCCATTGCAGGATATTTGAATAAATGTGCCTGTTGTTGCCGTAGTTCTTTCGATCGGAATTGCTGTTGCTCGGCTCCTTCGCGTCCGAACACATAAGCTGGATAATCTTTTCGGTTATCAGCGTTACGGTATTCGACGGATAGCCGCTGTGGTTCTTGTCGGCAACCTTGAAAATGATCTTTGCACCGAAACGCGATTGATACGCCGAAAGGACCGGAACTTCGATCTTGTCGCCCACGGAAAGTGAACTTATTGCTTTTGACATTTTCCCGCCTCCTTTGATTTGAAAAGACTGTCGTAATAATGATCCGTCCTTCGGATCAGGTGGTAACAATTTCCCTTTGAAGCGTGTCCCCGCCAGCTTTTGTAAGACTGTTCGACGGTCGCCGTCGTGATTTTGCCCCGCTCCACAAGCCCGCGCATTTTCTTCAACTTGCGTTTCATATTGTTCTTGCTTCTGCGGCGAACCTTTCGGATAACTGCGCCCGTTTCGGTTAAGTAGGTATGAAATCCCAAGAAATCTATACCGTTACGCAAAGGGTAAATGTTCGTTTTGTTGTTCAAAGACAAGCCAAGCGCGGCGACGTGCTTTTCTATTTCCGCGCGGCAATACTGCAAATAGGCTTTATCTTCGTGTATCAAGAAGAAATCGTCCATATATCTGCCGTAATATTTAATGCCTAACTTCTCTTTGACAAAGTGATCTAAATTATTGAGGTAAAGAAGGGCGAAAAGCTGTGAAGATTGATTTCCGATCGGTATTCCGACGTTTCCTTCCGTGCTGTCGATAATCATATCAACAAGCCACAAAACGTCCGGATCGGTTATCTTCCTACGGATTAAGGTTTTTAACACGTCGTGCCTAATGGAATAGAAGTATTTTGATATATCCGCCTTCAATATCCACCCGTCAATCCCGTTTTTCCGGTAAAACCTCCGCAAGAATTCTTGAAGCCTGTCTAACCCGTAATGCGTCCCTTTTCCCACTTGCGAAGCGTAGTTGTCCGTAATGAACGATCGTGTAAGGATCGGTTCAAGCACGTTATCGCAAAGCGAATGTTGAACAACCTTGTCTTTATAGCTGTTCGACATAACCACGCGGCGCTTCGGCTCGTATACCTCGAACGTGTTATACGGCGAAAGCGTGTATTTCTTCGTTTGTAGTTGGTAACTTAAAAGGTTCAGCGCTTCAAGAAGGTTGACTTCAAACTTTGCCGCCGCTCCCTTCCACCTCTTGCCTTGCCGCGCCTTTCGGTAGGCTTTGTATAGGTTCTCGAAGCTATATATCTTCTCGTAATCTGTCATAAAAAATCCTCGCTGTGCGTAGCCTTTGCCTTCCGTCCGGAATGCTCCGGCATCGGCGATCCTGTATTTGTCCCCGCTGTGGATAGCGGCGACGGGATACACCTTCCTTTGATGGTGGTATTCTGCTTTCGGCGCGTGCCTACTCGATCTCATTTTCCACCGAAGCGGGCGAACGCCCCTGTTCCCGTTGTAAGCGTTGTTGTTGTTCAGCGTGCCGTCGGAATTGACGTTGCGGACGTTGTTGGCGTTCGACGAATTAGGCGTATCAAGATGTACCCCAAACGGTTCACCCTCTCGCGCGATCCCGCTTTTTCCACGCGGCTAACATATACTTCACATCAAGCACAAGTTTAGACCAGTATTCGCAACTGTTCGTTGATATGAAGCCCTGTTCGTGCGAAAGCTCTATGAAAAATAGAAGCTCCTTGCAATAGGTCATTGCCTTTGCTTGTAGCTTCTGCCGCTCCTTGAATTCCTGCGCGTCAAGAAGGTTTAATTCATTCGCTTCAAGCGCGCATTCGTAAATATCCACCGCTTTGTCCTGTATGCGGTTCACAAGGGTAAATCGATATTTCTTCGGGAAACGCTCCGTGCTGTTTGTAATCGTGAACGTGTGCTTGATTAAATCTTTGCACTTCACGATCACGTTAAATTCCGAAGGTTCCTTTCTTCCTCGTTCCTGCCTTTGCATTTATGCACCGTCCCTTTCGTATGCGGTCAATAGTAACGGCATCTTCGGCGCACCCCTCGAAATCAAACCCAGCCGCCGTAACGAAAAGCGTTCCTTTGTTTCCGGTTACGGTCGTTCCTGTGATCGTCAAAGCATCTTCGCCGCAACGTTCGCACGGCGGCGAAAGCTCGATAAACAGGTTCCCTATAATGCACGACAATTCCGCCCGCGTGCAAGCGTACCGCTTTAACATTCGATACGCTGTAAGCTCTCGTTCCATACGCCCGTTGTCGTAACGCCTGTAAGGTCGTCAAACAGGATAAGGAACGGATTATCGGTAATATCGTTGAAGATCACGGCTTCGATCAGATCGACGCGGGCGGTCAGCGCCGTAATCATATTCAGAAGGTTTCCAGCCGCGTCGTCGTCCAGCACTTCCTGCAAGCCTTCAAACCAAGTGTCGAAGTCCGTTTGCGCTTCCGTTTTGAAGTCCGCGAAATACTCTTCCAGCGCGTCGTACTGCGTGTTTCCCTGTAACTTCAAGGAATTCATATACGATACAAGGGAATTGTACTCCGCCGCGCTGTCGCTTTGGTATTCCTCGAACCACGCTTCAAGCTGTGCGTTAAAAGCTGTCGTGTCGATCGTGTCTACCAGTCCCGCTACAACGCCGCAAACGGTACTGTCAAGGCGCTTGTCTGTAATGCTCGAACCTGTGATCGCGGTTACACCCGCTCCCACGTAAACGTCGGCGATCGCCAATTCGTAAATATCCGCGTCCCGCTCGACGGCTGGCGCGGTAGGGGAAGCCGAATACGAAGAAGATTTCGCCTTCACCGAAATAACGCGGTTCGTCAAGTCCCATTGAACCACAATGCGGTCAATGCGGTTCAAAACGCCGTCAGCCGTCGCAAGCGTCAAGGAAAGGTCGCTTGTGTTGTTGTAGAAATAGCCGTTGATCCACGCTTTTCCCGCCTTCACGGTTACTTGCATTCCGCTTCCGGCAACAACTTGAAGCCCCGTCGAAGGAACAGGGAAAACGCCGTTTCCGATGAACGATCCGAAATACGAAGCCCAATCTTCCGCCTTGTATTTTCGGTCGCCGGATACGCTGTTAAAAAAGCTCGATTTTTCCATATTTACACCCCTTTATTTTGTGATCTGCCGTATCTGCGTTAAAAGCGCGGGCAAACTTTCGCCGAAGGTTATATCAATCTCTTCGACGTTGTTTTGATAGGTTTCCGCAATTTCCGTTATGCGAACGTCAATGCGAATTCCCCAGCGCTTGTTCACGCAAGTAACGCGGTCGCCTAAATCATAATCGGTTCGGTAGATCAGATTTGCGAAGGTGTTTACCTTTGAACCGAACGAAAGCGTTTCCGCGTACTGTTCTAATTCCTCTGCACCTCGGGCGGAAAGAAGCGCTAAATACTCCGTATCCGTAAGCGATACTTGTTCGCCGTCGTCGTCCTCGTATTCCTGCACAATATCGGTGGCGTTTATGAATACCTCTTCACGCTCCAGCCCTGCTGCCGATCCGCCTACTTCGGCAACCTTCCGCGCAACGCCTTCTTTCTCTTCACCGCCGACGAACGCCGTTGTTTTTAGGTTTTCAATGCTGTTCGTGTATTCCTGCTCGACGATGTTATCGAATTCCTGCGAAAAGATACAAGGCGCATTCCCCGCGCTGTTGCCAGCCGTAAGGTCGCGCCCCTCGTAGACGGAAAAGACGTGCGTACCCGTGCGCGCGTCCGTTCGCATTCGTATTCCCAGCTTTGCCGCCTTCGCCGCTGTTTCCGCCGCAAGCTGGGCGTTTGTGTACTGTTCCGAAGTGTAGTCGATCACGCCGCTTTCGGTGTCCGCGTCGTCGTCCGCGATCGACACGTCCGGAATTTTTCGCACGGTATCAGCCGGATTTGTTACATTCTCCCGTACAATACGGTATAGAATGTTCTGCGTTGTGTCGTTCGTGATAATCTGCTTTTTGATTATCCGCTTCCCGATCCACGCGATCAGGAACTTTCCTTGAACCTCGATTTCCTCCAGCCCCTGCGAATTCTTCGTGATCGAAACATAACGGATTTGTGCCGCTTCGTCGTCGCCGCGCTTCATAATGATATTGTTCTTCACCAGCATTCGGGAATGCTCTTCCGTGAAGGGAACAAGCAACTTGAATTCGCCGCAACTCCAATAGCGGCGCGTCCAGATCAGTGACGCGATTTTTTCGACGATCCCTTGAAGCTCCATATCGGAAGAATAGACGTATAATTCCATACCGCTACACCCCCAAATACAAGTTATTGTGATAAATGGATACTTCGAGATTTTCCGCGTTTGTATCCGCTGAATATCGGAAAAGGTTATCGCCCACGGCAAGCTGTAAATATGAACTGTCAACGTCCAAATAACGGAAAGCGTCGGTTTCAACGCCGCCGCGTAACAGTTTTACGGATTTTTCGCCGTATCCCGTCGAAACGGTCAGCACGTCGCCCGCTTCCAGCGCAAGGTTCGCTTTAATGAATTCCTGCGTATTGACGTTCAGAAGCTGTGGATTTGTCAGCGCGCCCAGCGCGCGGAACTCGATCCGGATACCGCTTTTCACGTCGCCGGAATTGAACACGTTGACGATCAGCGAAGGCTGGCGGTATCCGATTTCCCAATCCTCCGTTATCTCCAGCCCGTCCGGAACGGGAAATTCAAAGCCGCCGATCCACGTTGCTATATCCTCGCGCGTTTCCGCCTCTTCCCGCCAAAACGGATTAAGACACGAAAGCTGGATCGTGAATTGCTCTAATATCGTCCCGCGCTTGAAGATCGGCGCATTGTTGATCGTGCAACCGATAACCCGCTTGAAGTCGCCCAATTCGTAAGTAAGCGTCGCGGAATACTGCGGATTTAATATCCTGTTCAGATTGCGGCGCAATTCCTGCACGGCGATTTTGTCCCGCTCCCTGATATGCCCTACGATGTCAATATCGCGGCTTTCAATGCGGTATCCTAAATAGGTGTCGCCGTCCTGCCCCATACTGTTTGTTGAATATATGGCGTTCTGCACGTCGGACAAGCCGGAAACGTCCTTGAAGTTTACGTGATACGAAGAAGAAGGGGAAAAGACAATGCTTTCCCCCCGCTCGTTCGTGTAGGTCAATTTTTCTTGTATTTTCATCAGCCCATTACCTCCCGCGCAATCATTCTGAACTGCCGCGCCGCTTCGCGCTGTTGCTGGGCGTAGGAAGTATCGTTCGCGTAGATGTTTTGCACCACCTCGAAGCGCGCTTCCTGTCTGCCGCCTGCGCGCGGGCGCGGTTCCGGATCGTCGGGGACGGCGTTGTCGGTCGCCCTGCGGATCGTCTTTTCGACGTTTCGCATTTCGCGTCCGAAGCCTTCGCCAAGCCCCTGCGCCATATATTCGCCGATACCCGCAAAGACTTTCGACGGGGAAGCAATATCCATTTCATCTTCAACCGCCGCGACAATTTCGCGCATCATCGAACGCACGCGGCTTTCCAGCCAACTCGACATATTTTGAAAGCCCTGCCAAATGCCGCGCACCATTTCTTCGCCCGCCGCCACGAAGTCGGATACAAACGAATTCAGCGCGGTAATAACGGGCTGTACGATTTGCGCCACTTTTCCGGTGATCTGCGGGATACCCTGCACCATTCCGGAAGCTATATTCTTGTCGATCGTAACGCCCGCTTGAATGAACTTTTGATTTTGCGCGGTGAAGGCGGTTATAATGCTCTGCGTGATTTGCGGTATCTTTGCCGTGATCTGCGGGATACCCTGCACCATACCGGAAGAAATCTGATTGTCAAAATCCTGTCCGGCTTGAATGAGCCTTTGCGCCTGTGCGTTCAGTCCGGTAATTACCTTTTCGACGATCGCGGTTATTGCGCCGGAAAGCCCTTCGATATTCGCCATAATTCCGTCGTTCACGGCGCGCACCGCTTCGGCGGCGGTAAGCTCTCCCGCTCCGCCCATTGCGGCGGTCATATCCGACGAAACGCCTTCCATACTGTCGCCGAAGCCTACGCCTACGCCGTCAGCCATATTCCCGCCGATTTCGGCGAAAACGGTGGAAGGGGAGTGAATGCCGAAGAAGCCTTTGATCCCGTCGATCAGTCCGGAAGCCCAGCCGGTTACTTTCTCCCATAGCCAAGAAGCCGCGCTTGAAATACCTTCCCACAAGCCGTGAAGAAGATTTGCACCCGCGTTTACCATCTCGCCGCCCAAATTTGCGAAAGCCTGTACGATACCGGAAACGATCTGCGGAACGGCTTTCACGATTTCAACAATGATCGTCGGCAAGTTCTGAATGAGGGAAACGAACAACTGAACGCCCGCTTGAATGATTTGCGGTATGTTCTGGATCAGCGCGTTTACAATTCCGCTGATAATCTGCGGGATCGCTTGAACGATCGTCGTTATAATCTGCGGAAGCGCCTGTATCAGCGCCACAAGAAGGTCAATGCCCGCTTGAACAATCTGCGGGATATTTTCAAGAAGCGCCGTAATAATCCCGTTTATGATTTCCGGAATAGCCGTTACAATCGTTGTAATGATTTCCGGAAGGGCGGTAATAAGGGAAGTCAAAAGGTCGATACCCGCTTGAATAATCTGCGGGATCGCCGCCAGCAGTCCGTTAACAAGGCTCGTTATCAACTGCGGAAGCGCCGCCACAAGAACGGGGATCGCATTTATAATCCCCTGCGCCAGCCCTGTGATAAGCTGTAACGCCGCGTCGATCAGCATAGGGATATTGTTAATCAGCGTTTGAACAACCTGTGTAATGATCTGAACGATCGTCGGAACAAGCGTCGGCAACGCCTGCGCGATACCTGTTGCAAGCGTCCCGATCATCTGCAAGGCGAATTCAAGGAAGGTCGGCAACATTGCCCCAAGCTGTTCAACGATGAACGTTACAAGCCCCAAAAGCCCTTCGGAAAACTGTTGTGCCGCGCCTTCCGCGCCCTCCAGCGCTCCGGTCAGCCCGTTTCCGATCAACTCTACAAACGGCGTTATCTGTTGCAGAAGTTCCGCCGCAAGCTGTTTCAGCTTCGTAACGATCGGTTCAGCGATCGCGCCCAGCGCCGCCATAGCGCTATTAAGGGAAGCCGTTGCCTTTTGCGCTTCGATAATATCTCCGTTAACCTCCCTGTATGCTTCCGCCGCGTCTGAATAAAGCCCGTTCAGCGTTTCCGTAATCAGCGCTTGCCGCTCCTGCTCCGAAGTGCAAGCGTCCAGCTTTGATTGAAATTCATCTTCCGAAACGCCCGCCCAATTCAAAGCGTCGGCAAGCCCGCCCGTAATCTGTCCGGTTTTCGCCGTTTCGTTCGCGGCTTCCGTCAAGTTTTCGATCGGCAAACTGTCGCCGAAGGTCGCGTAAACGCCCGTCGCTATATCCGTCCACGTCGCCAGCTCCTGCTCGTTGTTCGTAAGCTGTGCAAGGTGTGCGGCGGCTTCGGTCGCCTGTCCGTCGTCGCCAAGAATGCCGTACAGTTCGGTATAGGTGTTCTTCGCGTCCTCTGCGGAATGCCCCGCCGTCGTGAAGCCCGCTTCCAGCTTGCCCATATTTTCGCGGGCTTCTCGCGTGCTTTCTGCAAGCCCTAAAAACGCGCCCGCCGCCGCTCCAATCGCCGCGCCCATTGCGGCAACGCCCGCGCCGATTGCCTTTCCTACTTTTCCTACGGTGTCGCCGACGCTCTCCCAATCCACCTTTGAACTTTTCAGCTTCTTTGAAGTGTCGTCCAGCTCCTTCTGAACCTTCACCATTTCGGCTTTTGTATTGTTAAGGTTCGTTTGCATTTTTTTATAGGCGGGATCGGTAGGATCGATCCCGCCTTCGCGCATTTTCTTCAAGGCATCTTCTGCGGCTTTCGCTTTCTTTGCCTGTTCGTCAAGCTGTTTTTGTAAAATTTCCTGCTTCCGCGTAAGTGCTTCGATACTCTCCGCATTGTCGCCGAATTCCGCCGTCGCCAGCTTCATTTCCGATCCGATTTCGCGAAGGGAAGTGTTGATACCTTTACAGGCGGCGCGGTATTCTTTTTCGCCTTCAAGAATGATTTGCGATTTGATTTGCTCTTCCTTCGCCATTTACAACCCTCCTAACACGTCGTCAATATCGGCTTCCGGCTCTTCCGGCTTGAAGCGATCCGGATTAAATTGTTTGTGTATTCTAAAAAGCGTCAAGATTTTATACGGTGTCATTCGCCATACTTCGGCTTCGCTCCACCGAAGAAGCGTAACGCCGATATAAAGAAGGCGGGCAAGGTCGATTATTCCTTGCCCGCCGCCGCGTTTTTTCTGATTTCGTTTTCCTCTTCGTCGTCCTCTTCATCGTCGCGGGCGGGCGGCTCTTCCGTGCCGTTGTTGCCCAACGAAAACGCCTTGAAGATCGAAGATTTTACTTCGTTGAAGTTTCCTGTATGAATAAGTTTCCCCACCTGTTTTTCGGTAAGCTCTTCGTCGCCGTCGTCCGCGCCCTCGTTCAGAAGCAGGGTAAGAAGCCAACGAAGGTTCTTCACGCTGTCTTTTCCGGAAAGCGCCTTGTCCAGCTTGTCAAAGCCGCCGAATTTGTCCTGCATTTCGTCAATTACGTTCAGACTGAAAAGAAGGTGTCTTTCCTTGTCAAGTGTAATCGGGAAACGCCCGTCTTTAATTGCGCTCATAAAACAATAAGCGGGAAGCCGTTTCCGGCTCCCCGCTGTACCCCCTTTCTATTTTGTTTAAGTTTCTGTATTGTTTGGTTCTCTCACCGTAGTAAACCAAGCCGCCGCGACGCTTTCCGTAGGTACTGCGACGTGTTCCGCCTTCCACAAGCCGTCAGAACGCTTGATGAACTGCCCGACGATCTCCGGCGTAGTAAATTCGATACTGTCGCCCTTCGTCTGGTAGCTCTCGGAAGGGATCGAGAACTTCACCTTGTAAAGCCAAATGTACTTGTAGGTTCCGCCCGCTTTCTTCGCGCGGAAGCCGATTGCAAAATAAGGCGGTTCGTCCGTATCCGAACCGTAAACCACCATATCGTCGTCCTGCTGTTGCCCAAGCAGGGCGGCAAGGTCAGCCGGAAGAAGATCATTGACGTTAAGCGTCAGTTCTCCCGAAACAAATTCCTTTACAACTTCGTCGGCTCCGTCGTCTGCGTAAAGGATCGCTTCCGCAACCTCCACGGAAAGCTCCGCCGAAATTGCCTTCGCCATTTTTACAGGTGTGCCGTATTCCTCCACGCCGCCGTCGCCGATCGTGATAGGCGCGCGGTAAAGGTCGCGCAATCCGATTGTCGCCATATTCGTTATACCTCCATATACTTGAATTCCACGGGAACGTGATAATATCCCGTGTTTTCCTCGAACACTTCCGGATCAAACGTGATCCCGTAGAACCCCGCTTCCTTCAATGCCCGCTTTGCGCTCCGCATTGCGGCGATATAATCCACGCGGGAATAAATATCCGCCCGATACGTGAATTCTTCTGCGCCGCTTTCATCGTCCGAAAAGTGAGTATCCAGCCCCACAACGATCTGATACGTAATAAACGTTTCCGCCTTTCCGGTGTAAATCAGACGTTCGACGGGATAGCCCAGCTTTTCAAGCGTTGTTTTCACAAGTTCGTCAACGTCCATTTTGCTTTTCCTCCCATACTCGGCGCATTTCGTCGTTTACCGCGTCAGCCGCTTTCGTATTTGCCGCCGTGAACCACGGTCGCGCTGGCATATTCTTTCGTCCGTATTGCAGGACAAAGCCTTTTGTCGCGTTCCGTACTCCGTGCCTGTCCTTTCCGTCCGGATATACTTCAACCATCTTTCCGCCGTCCCGATCCTTGACTTTTGAAACGGTTATCGACGCGGCAAGATCGCCCGTGCTTCTGCGGCTCCGGAACATAGTTCGGATTTCCGCGCGCTGTGCTTCCTGCATTACCGCGCCGCCAGCTTTCAGCATTTCCGGTACTGCTTCTTCCGCGATCTCCGCACGTTGAAGCATTTGTTCCGCTACGTCGTCAAGCCCGACAACGTTAAATTTCGCCATTGCCGCCGCCCCCTTCCGCTGTATCGCCCGCCGCGTTTGCGGCGCTCTGCGCTTCGGGGAAGCTGGAAAGCGTCAATTCTACAAGCTCTCCGTCGTTGTGAATGTAAGTGCGAAGAATTCGATAGCGTTTCCCGCTCGAAACGGGATATTCCGCGATCGTTTCCCCGCTATATTCCATTGCGTAAACGTCGAACTTGATTTCGGCGGCGTGTCCCGCCATTTCCGCTTTGTAGAACTCCGAATACCCTACGGATTTTTTATCAGCGAAAACCGTTGTCGCCGTTTCCGGCTTCCTTGTAGGGAAGCCGTGTTCGTTTGTCCGCTCCGAAGGTTCGGAAAGCGCGATCAGCGTTATTTGATCTCTCCAGCCCATTATCCGCCACCGCCTTCCGTGTATTCGTCAGACAGCGACAAGGCGCATTTCAAGTAATCGTATGCTTTCCTGTGCCTTTCGCCTTCGCCGCCGAAGTTATCTTCGGATTTCGCGTACAGAATGATTGCGCGGTCTAAAAGGGGATCGCCCAGCGTTTCGCTGGACGATCCCGTATTTTCCGGAACGTTGATACCGACAAGCCGAAGATCAGCGATACCGGAAGTAATGTAATCTTCGATTTCGTCGTCAAATACGGCGGCTGTTTTTCGCAAAGCCAGCTTTACCTTGTCAAGCATCATCGTTCAACCCTCCATTACGCGCCCGCCTTTACCAGCTTCACGAAGGCTTCGCCGATTGCGGGCTGGCAATCAAAGATCGCAATACCGCTGTATTTGTAGCTGTTCGTGTCGATGTCATAGGCGTTCTTGACGTTGATACTTTCCGCAAGGTTCGCGCAAACCTTCTTGAAGTCGCCCAAGAAGGCTTCGTGTTCCTTCACGTAATCGGACAGAAGAACCGGATAGCCGTAAACAAAGTAGCTGTTGCCCTGCACGGTTACAATATGGTTCTTGCTGGTATCCTGCAACGGCATAAAATCGGTGAACAAGGTTCGCTTGCTCATAACGAATTTTGCGTTGCGGTCGTATCCGGCGTTCAGAAGCCCGATCAGCGTCTGGACGTTCGCGGCGGTAAGGGAAGCAGAAGCGCCTACGGTAACGCTGTTCGTTGCGCCCCAAGTGTTCGCCTTGTCAATGCCCTTCGGCTGGGAAGTGCCTGTGCCGTTGATGAAGAAATCTTCAACCTTGCGGGCGATTGCTTCCGCAAGCATATCAACGATCCAGCTTTCAAACGCCGCAATGCTCATTGTCATAACGGTATCGGAAATCTGAACCAGCTTCACGATCTCGTACCCGCTCAATGTAACGGTGGTAAGGGTGTCGGCGGCGGGCGTGATTGCAGCGTTTTCGGTATGGATCGCCGCGTCGTTGTTCGTGCCTTCGACAACGAACTTCACCGCGCCTTTGACGTGAAGAAGGGTAACTTCATTCAGCATAGGCGCAAGTTTCTTTACCTTGCTGATAATCTCGTTTGCGGTCTGCGTCGGCACAACCTCCGCGCCCGTGCCGCTGGCGTTCGCATACGCGCGCTTCTCCGCGTCGGTAAGGGGAAGGCGGCGAAGGTTTTTCAGCCACGCGGAACGGTATTCGGGCGTGCCGAAGGGATCGTCCGGATCAGTGTTATCCTCTTCCTTCTTCCCGAAGGAACGGACAGAAACGCCGCCGCCCTTCGCGATATTGTCAAGAATGCCGTTGCGCTTCTCTGCGGCGGCAATCAGTCCGGCGCGCTCTTCGGTAAGCTGTGTGGTTTCCTGCTCCA